ACTTTGCTTATGCCTATCGTATATGATAACTGGGATGTACTTGATTTGGATACAGCGCTTAATGGCGATGGAAACCATCTTAAACCTATGGATATGCATACATCTCCTGGAACTGAGTATCAGAAATTATCAGATGGGCCTCGAGGGAAACATGCCTTCGTTGCACGATCTAATATTCAAGATTCTAATGGGATGATCAAACCCGAGAGCGAACAAAAATGGATTATCCGAGATGAGGAACATAAACCGACTGGAGTTGGTGGCGTGACAAATCGAGGAAAATACTTATTGGACGATCTCGAACGAATAGAACAAGACTTAAAGGAAGGCCGTGAGGTTTTCTCGCCTGCTTCCTCAAGCATGAAAGATGAAACTCTACCAAAAGCAAAAGTATGGATCGCGAAAGTGAGACTATTTATGACTTTGGCTATGAGTATCACCATATTAACGAGGAGGTATTTTGGAGCATTTTTGGCAGCTTCAGTGGCAAAGTGCGCAGTGATTCCTATAGCGATTGGTGTTGATGCTTATGGTCCTCAATGGACTGAAGTGTATAGACGCATGAATCGCTGGGGAGGTCGTTGCATAGCAGCAGATTTTAAGTCATTCGACAGCCAGGCAGATGGTGAGTGCATGCTGAACGCATCAGAGGCCATCTCAGATATATATGACATAAAGAAAGGAACACCAGATCAAGTCGGTCGTAGAGTGAGGTTTGGATTAGTTTACTTATTCATCCACACGTACGTCGTATGTCGGAATTTGTTATATCGGAAGAAACAAGGTATGCCCTCGGGTGTGCCGGTAACAGCACCGTTGAACTCATGTGTTAACATCCAGTATTTGATTATGTGCATAAAAGCTCTAACTGATGCAGCAGGATTGAATTACTCGATAAATGAATTGTTAGCTAGAATTGAAATTTTAGTTTACGGTGATGATTTTGTCGTAGCAATACATCCAGATCTCGAAAGAATAGTAACTTATATGACTATGCGAGACTGGTTAGCTCACTATCAGATTGTAATAACGCCAGAAACAAAGAACGGTGATGACTATGAATACCGATCAATGACTGATGAGGTCACTTTCCTAAAAAGAAAGTGGGTTCCAGAGCCGGGAGACTCAACAAAAATACGCGCGCCTATAGAAATGGAAACAATTGCAGGTATAATTAATTGGCAGCGCAAGAATCACCCCCGGATTGAGATGATGAAAAGTCTCATAGAAGAAAATTATCTGCAAGAATTATTTCACCATGGACGTGGGATATACGAAAAAGGCTTACAAGCACTAAATGATGCGTTGGAGCAAGAGCGCCGAAGAGGCCGTCTTGACTCCCAGATGACACAACATTATGCGAATGATTATGCTGTTCGACACCAGAGATGGATAGATCAGTTTAACTAAAGAAGTCAGCCCCTAAGGCATCGTGCATCTTTGCGTTCTACAAAAAAAAAAAAAAAAAAA